GTCCAGGATGTCGATGTCGATGCCCACCACGGCACCGGTGGCGATGCCCACGCCGCAGCCCGGCCAGCGGCGCCAGATGTCCACCTCGAAGGATTTTGTTGGCCGGTCACAGTGCCGCGTCCAGTCGGGATAGGGCGACCATTCCCCGCCGGTGAAGCGCCCCGGCACTTTGGTGCCCGGCATGATGGGAATGACCGAGTAGCCGTTGTCGACCAGACGCTCGCCGTAGTCGGCCATGAAGGAGGGGGCGTCGGTCATTCGCTGCCGCGCTCCTGAGCGGCGATGGCAGCGTCGCAGGCGCGCTCCAGGCGCAGGATTTCGGGATAGAGCGCCGCAATTTGTTCTGCTGCGCGCTGGAGCGCCCGGCGTGCAGCTTCAAGCTCCGTATGGATGTTGCGGATCGGTCCGATGATGTCTGTATCGAGCTTGGCGAAGTACTGCGCCGGCTTGGCCCATGGCCCCCGCGAGCCGTGTGGGGCACGCGGCGTGGGAGCGGCCCGTGTCTTGAGGCCCGCGCGGACCTTCTCGATGTCCCAGGAGCCGTCCGGCTCGCGCTTGACGCGTCCGTTCCGTTCGGCCTTTTGCAGGGCAACATGTGAGATGCCGATCTGCCGGGCCATCTCGCGCGCCGAAGGACGCGTTGCCGCAGTGGGCGGCGCAAATTGGCCACGGATCGCGGCGACATCCCAGCCGCCGCACGGGGAGCGTGCAATGCGCCCGGCACGCTCGGCTCTCTGGATCGCAGTGTGGGAGACGCCGATCTGGCGCGCGGCCTCGCGCATGGACGTCACCAGGGTCATCGGCGCGTCTCACCACTTGTCGCGGCGGGATGCCGCCCAGCATCCAGCTGACGTGCAAGCTCATCCTGGTAGGCGGTGATCACCACCTCCAGCAGCGTCAGCCATTCTGCCTCCGTCAGCACCGCGAGATCGGTCTTGCCGATGCTCTCCAGGTATTCGCCGGCCATGGGGCTGGCGGCCTCAATGGCGGCAATCTCGTGCTCGTCCGGATCAATCACGCCAAACCTCCGGCAGAGCGCGTGCATGCAGCGCATGGAACAGGCGGGGAGTGGCTCGGACGTCCGCACGCGCGGATCGAACCAGCCAAAGCCGCGGGCGGTGCGGAGACGACATGCGGCGCATCTCACACGAACCTCGCGGCGGCGATTTCGGTGTACTGGCCGGCTGGCCGCACCTGGATCGCAATGGGACTGCGCAGTTGGTCCAGCTGCTCCAGCGCCGCATCCACGGTCGCGGGGGGCGGCAGATTGCCGCTGCGCCGCCGCCACCAGCCCACTGCCTTGTCGCGCGGAAAGCCGGTGTGCTCGAAGCAGACCCACTCGCTGTGCCGCGCCAGACCGCATTCGTAGGTGACGCGCAGAGACGCGGGCTTGCCGGGCTTCTCGTGGCGGACATAGGTAATGTCGGTGACATCGCACCAGGCCGCCTGGACCTGCGTCGAGAGGAGTGCGTTGGTTGCAGCCTGCGGCGCCACCTTCACTACCGGTGGCGGGAATTCATAGTCGCACTCGATGCAGTGCCGTGCGCTCGCATGGTTGATGGTCTGGCATTCAGGGCACACCTTGATCGGCGCCTCGCCGGGCTCCTCCGATTTCTCCTTCTTGCGGCCATCCACCGTGTCGATCGGGCCGTGCCGCGCCGTGTTGCCGGCGAAGTCCAGCACCAGGCAGTCATCCTTGCCCTCGGCGATGCGGGTGCCGCGGCCGACCATCTGGACGTAAAGCCCTACGCTCTTGGTAGGGCGCAGCAGGGCGATGAGATCGGTGCCGGGTGCGTCAAAGCCCGTGGTCAGGACGTTGGCGTTGGTGACGCAGCGCAGCCGGCCCGCCTTGAAGGCCGCCAGGATGCCGTCGCGCTCCGGCCCCGGGGTATCGCCGGTGACGGTCTCGGCGGAGAAGCCATGCTCGCGGATGGCGTCGCGGACGTGCCTGGCGTGCGCCACGCCGGAGCAGAACACCAACCAGGAGCCGCGCCCCTCGCCATGCTGGACGATCTCGGCGACGGCGGCCTGGGTCACCTCGTCACGGTCAACCGCCGCCTCGAGGTCCTTGGCGATGAATTCGCCGCCACGGGTGCCAACGCCGCCGACGTCCAACTGCGTGGAGGTCTGCTTGGGGACGACGGGGCAGAGATATCCCTGCTGGATCATTTCCAGCACCGGCACCTGGAAGGCAATGTCAGTGAAGAGGCGATCCTTGCCCTCGTGCAGCATGCCGCTGTCGAGGCGGTACGGTGTGGCGGTAAAGCCCACCACCTTCAGCAGGCCGGCATTGATCTCGTTCAGCTGCGCCAGAAAGGAGCGGTACATGCCGCTGTCGCCGCGCCCGAGCAGGTGCGCCTCATCGATCAGCACCAGATCGCACCGCTGCACCTGATAGGCGTGGCGGTGGATGGACTGGATGCCGGCGAACAGGATCTGTGCGCGGATGTCGCGGCGTGACAGGCCAGCGGAATAGATGCCAGCTGGTGCCTCCGGCCAGGCGCGCAGCATGGTCATGAAATTTTGCTGGATCAGTTCCCGCTGATGCGTGACCAAAAGGATGCGCGTGTCCGGCCAGGATGTGATGGCACGCTGCGCAAGCGCCGCCAGTACGACCGATTTTCCACCAGCGGTCGGGATGACCACCAGCGGATTGCCGGTCGCACCCTCGAAGTAGTCAAATACAGCGTTCACAGCCGCGCGCTGATATGGGCGCAATTGAAGTGTCATAGCGGCGCCTCGATCAGATAGTCGGCCGCAAGACGCAGACGATCGGGCGAATGCCGAAGGAGGCCGATGCCCTGATTGCACGGACCGCAGAGCAAGCCGCGCACGCGGCCCGTGTCGTGGCAGTGATCGACATGCAGCTTGAAGTGATCGGGCTCGTGGCGACCGCAGATGCGGCACGCGCTTCGTTGATCGCTTACCATCGACAAATAGGCGTCTCGATTGAGTCCGTATTCGGAATGGATGCGGCTGAACTTACGCTGGACCTTCTGCCGTTCCAGTGCGATGCGATTGCACTCGACGCAGTTGTTGGAAGCAACATAGCGCTCAGAGTGGCCGTGGCGGCAGGGACGATTGGCCCTGTATGTAGTGCGGCCAACGTTCTCGGCTTCCAGGGCAAGCGTCATATTCGCGTCGCTACGCTTCCGGGTTTTCAGCCAACCGCCACGAGCGATGCGCACGCACTCGACACAGTTGCGCCCCGTCACATAACGCACGCCGTCATGGCCGTGCCGACAGGGCGTCCCGCGATAATGCCGCGCGCCGATAGCGAGGGCGTCAGCAAAGGTCTCGGCCACCGACGACGTCATGCCGGCACGCCGTCCCGCCATTCGGTACCATCCGGCAGCCGGTAGCTGACCCAATCCTCGCCGGCGTCGATCTGCTCCGCCGCCACGAAGTCCGGCAGATACAGGTGCGCGGCGCAGCCGGCCTCCTGCTCGCGGCGGTCCAGCGGGACGCTGTGCCGGGCGCAATGCCAATCGCCACCATGCACGGGCGACGCATGCAGGCAGGAGCGGCAATGCCGTTCTGGCGCGGCCCCGGCATGACAGACGGCATGGTGGTCGCAGAAGCGGCACTGCCACCAGGCCGGGTCCTGGCTGATGCGTGCCGGCGGCCGGGCCGCGCCGATGATGCGCTCGGCCTTGGCCAGGATGCGCAGTCCGGCCTCAGCGTCGTGCGGGATGCGCTCCTGGTAAAGCTCGTCCGTGTCCTTGCAGACCGCCAGGTAGAAGGCCCGAACCAGCCCGGCGAGTTGCATGTATGCCTGCATCTGCGCCCAGTGCAGCGGCTTGGACACCGCGACACCATCGGCTTTGAGCTTGGCGAAGGACTTTGCGCTGTGGGTCTTGAATTCGCAGACGTGCCACGTCGCTGGCGCCTCGGGCAATCCAATCACCACCGCATCCATGCTGCCGCCGAAATGGCCGGAGGCGTCGCGCATGTTCCACTGGCGCCCTGACGCGGGATCAACGTCCAGGACCGTCACGCCGATCCGGCGCAGGTCGGCGACGAAACGCGCCTCAGCCAGATTGCCGGTGTCGAACAGCCGCAGCAGCCGGCCGGTGTGCCGCGCCCGGGTGGCCCAGCGGAACGAATACCAGATGGCGCGCTCGCA